GCTGGCCACTCAGTATGTAGCCTTATCCTGGAAAGGTTAGTGACTAATTTGGCTCTAGGGTGATCCCCCTAGTCGAGTGTTCAGTTGTTGGTCGGCTGGATGACTCGTAAGCGACACGGCCTATGAAGGAGAGGAGGGACTCTGTGTCCGAGCGCCGTGACATAGAATATGTCGGGCAATATCGCTGCTCTGCTCGAGCAAAAGAGGCCCTCAAGCGTGGGGAAGCATTCGTTGACTCACCTATGGTAGATTGGAGTTTGTTCGGAGAGTGGGCTGACGAGTATTCCCTCGATGTCGAGAGGGATAACAAAAGTGTCTGGGACCCAAGATGGCTCGTTCGCGGGCTCGCAAGGTTTGGAACCACTGTTCCAACCTCCCTCGCAAGGAAATTCTCACCATTGGCTACTTCCGGATCAGCCGGTGAGCCAAAACTTGGAGGAACCTCCAGCCAGGAGGAGTCTTCAGGAAGCGCCAAAAGTGCCAAACCTGGAGCCATCAGTGGCTCCGGCCGAGGTAGACAACGACCTACACAATTTGATTTTGTTGAGCTGGGCGGAGGGAGAGCTTATCTCTCCGATCGTAAGCCTCACGGTGCAGGTGGAAGTCGAGACCCTGGGTTCGACCCCGTGGTTTATGAACGCGCGAAAGCTGCAACGTTACTCATTGCGGGTGGTCGATCGCGAAGGTACACACCTCTTGATGAAAGTCAAGTGGTGGGGCAGGTTATTCACCTTGACAAGTCTGCTGGCGCTCCTTTCTTCACTAGTACTTCTAATGTTTTGGATCGTGGGATTCAAAGGAGTAGGGATCTACGTGCTGGTAGGGTCGCTTTTGATCCTTATGTGGCATATCGCCGTATTCAGCATAGTAGCGCTGGTCCTAAGGGCCGGTTGGTATGGGGCAGTCCGTTGGCTACGACTATATTGGCTGCGTCGTTTGCGAAAGCAGCGTACAGAGGCCTCGTCCAGCGACACTGTTTCTCTTATGGATATCAGAAGGCTGAAGTCGGATCATACCTCTCAGAGTTCCAGTCACTAACAAAGAGAGTGTATTGTTTGGATTTTTCTGGATTCGACTCTTCGATTCCCCCTTATGTCATCGGTGACGCCTTTGAGATTTTGAGAACTCACCTTGACATGACTAGTGAAGAACAAGATCTGTACTATCGTTTGACCAACGATTTCATTCACGCCAGAATCATACTCCCTGACGCGAGCATGTATCAGAAACACCGTGGCATCCCGTCCGGATCGCCATTCACGTCATTGGTTGGGAGTATCTGTAACCTGCTCATTTTGAACTACATCTGGATCAAACTTACGGGTGTGGCTCTTAGAGAGGACAGGGTGCTCGTCCTTGGAGACGACTCGGTTGTGGCGACTAACTCCTGTGTCAGTCTAAACGATATCGCTGAAGCCGCCGGCGAGATGGGCATGGAAGTTAGTGTCGAGAAAAGTAAAGTCGCTACTCGTATCGACAGGGTGGAGTTTTTGGGCCACGAGTGGGAGAACGGACGACCCCACAGACCTAGACGAGATGTGGTCATTCGACTTGTCTTCGAGGAAAAGCATAGGCCTCGAGATGTGACGATGACGTACATGAGGCTCTACGGATTTACCTCAGATTGTTTTGAGGCGTATGACCTAGTCGTTGGATTACTCCACCGCCCAGGGATGGATATTTCTGACGTCCTCGTACAGTTGGCAAC